CAGCAAAGTTCTGTTTGTAGAAGAAATCCAGTCTGACTGGGGGCAGGAGGGGAAGAAGAAAGGGTTTGCCGGGCCACAGGCTTTAGTGCGCGAAGGGGAAAGTGGAGGGTATGAGGTGGTTTACCCAGATGGTCAGGTCAGCGGAGAGTACCCCACAAGGCGCACGGCAGAAGAAGCGGCAAGAAGAAATACTGTTCAAGGCGTTCCTCTCGCCCCCTTCGTCACCAAGACCGAAGGCTGGCTCAACCTCGCCCTCAAGCGCATCATGGTCATGGCCGCAGAAGGTGGCTATGACAAGGTGGCGTTTGTAAACGGGGGACAGTCTGCGGATCGGTATGACCTGAGCAAGCAGGTCAGGCAAATTGATTGGGGGAGTGACCGTGACGGGAGCAAGTCGGTAAGCATTGAGCCACTGAGCGGCAACACGATTGAGTTTCGTGTGCAACCGGACGGCACGACGGCCAGCATGAGTGGCGGCGAATCGGGCAACGAGTTCACCGGGAAGCGGCTGGATGAGGTTGTGGGAAAAGAGGTTGCCGACAAGATCATGGCAGGGCGAGATGGCACTTTGCGTGGCAACGGTCTCAAGGTCGGCGGCGAAGGCATGAAGACCTTCTACAACACCATCGTGCCCACAGCGCTGAAGAAGCTGCTGCCTAAAGTGGGTGGCGGTCAGGTCGAGATCGTTGAAATGTTCGCCAAAGGCAGAGATGTCGGCGAAGTCGTGGATGCCAATGGTGAAGTTGTGTCTTTCGGTGCCACTCGTGAGATTTACGAAGACGAATGGGGATCGGATTACACCTTTAGAAGCACAGAGACTGATGCAAACCTTGCACAACCCGGCTTCGACGTCACCGACGCCATGCGTGAGAAGGTGCAGACCACTGGCCTGCCCCGATTTAGCCTGCGCGTAAACATCCCTGCAAGCGCACGCGCACGGGTTGTTGCCACCACTGTCACCCGGCAAGAGAAGGGCTTTGTTGAGCGCCTCATGGAAGCGATCTCTCCAACGTCCTACTCCGACTTCCGCGCCCAAGCTCTGAACCGCTACAACCAGCTTGGTGTTTACGACAAAATCCGCGCCAAGAAGATGGGTGGCGCTGCGCTGCTTGCCGATCAGAGTGCTGAGTCTGCTGCCCTGCTGTCTGATGTTGCTGCTGGTTTGGTTGCTTCCGCGCTGGGTGTGCATGACCGGATGGGAGGTATTCCTGTGTTCAGGAACGGCATCACCATCATCAGCAACCAGAACGGCACGATCAAGGCTCCAGTTGCCATCTTTGCCCCGCTTGCTGCCGATCCCTCGCACTACCAAGCCTATCAATACTGGGCGGGCGTACAGCGCGGCTCTCGCTTCTTGGCTGATGGGCGTGAGCATCTGTTTAACGATCCAAACGATCAACGTGAAGCAGAAAAGATCCGCAAGGCTTTCCTTAAGGAGAAGATCGACTTCATCGCCATCCAGAAGGAATGGATCAAGTACAACAACGGGCTCGTCCAGTACATGGTCGATACCGGCGTGCTGTCCAAAGAGAAGGCGGATCTTTTCCGCAAACATGGCGATTACATGCCTTTCTATCGACAGATGGACGGCAGAGAAACCATCGGCCCCAAAGTATTCCAAGCTATCTCTGGCGTTAAACCACCCAAGAAGCTCAAGGGTGGAGAAGCTCCGCTGGATGATTTCCTTGAGTCCATCGTCCGCAACACGCAGTCTGCGATCCAGGCTGGCGTTAAGAATGTCGCAGGTCAAAGAGCCGCCAAGGTGGCTATGGACATCGGCATGGCATCGCGGCTAAACTTCAAGTCTTCCGCTCCCGGAACCTTTGATGTTTTGGAGAACGGTCAGGTTGTCACGTACCAATCCAAGGATGAGCTTTTCATCAATGCCATCAAGAGCCTTGGGATTCCTGATCTGCCGTTTATAGGGTTGTTGTCTGGCCCCGCGAACTTGCTTCGCAATCTGGTAACCAAAGACCCAGGCTTCATGCTTGCCAACCTGATGCGTGACTCAATGTCCGCATGGGTTACCTCAGGCGTCAAGATGACCCCGATGGTAAACACCTTCACCAACTTTGGTGCTGCCATCGCAGGCAAAGACCCGGCCTTCCAAGCTCTGATGAACGCAGGCATCTTGGGTGGCTATGAGTTCTCACAGAACGTGGAGCAGAGTGGGCGCGAGTTTGGCAAGGCTCTGAGGAAGCAGGCCAAGATCAAGTCCACCGGGCTCAAGGGTGCAGCAGAGATGGGCGCTAAGCCGTTTACATCTCTGTGGGATGCACTGGAGAAAGGCTCCACTGCATCTGACGCAGCCACTCGGATGGAGGTCTACAAGCGCACGCTGGCCGAGACAGGCAACGAAGCAGAGGCTCTGTTTAGAGCGCTTGAGGTGATGAACTTCAACCGTAAAGGATCTTCCGCTGTGGTAAGAATTCTTACTGCTGCGGTGCCTTTCTTAAACGCACGTATGCAGGGCCTGGATGTTCTGTACCGCGCAGCTTCGGGGCAGATGAACGCTCGTGACGCAGCGCAGATCCAGAAGCAGTTCTTTGTGCGCGGCGCAATGATGGCATCCTTGTCTGCCGCTTACTGGCTGCTGACTCATGACGATGAGGAATACAAGAAGCAGGAGCAGGAGACAAGAGACAACTACTGGCTTCTTCCTTCTTTGGGCGTCAAGATCCCGATCCCCTTTGAAATCGGTGTGCTGTTCAAGGTGATCCCTGAGCGCATCCTTGGTTACACGTTTGGCAGTGACACGGGTGAAGACTTCCTGAAGTCGATGGCTCGGCAGTTGACCAGCACCCTTGCGTTTAATCCTATCCCGCAGGCGGTTATGCCTGTTGTGGAGACGATGACCAACTTCTCCTTCTTCACCATGCGCCCAATTGTTGGGCAGGGGCTGGAGGGGTTGCAACCTGCGTACCAAGTTGGGCCGGGTACGTCTCGTCTGGCAGAAGGCTTAGGAGAGATGACCAAGGGGATGGCAAAGGAGTTGCAAGTCTCCCCAATGAAGATCGATCAGTTGATCAGCGGATACACCGGCACGATGGGCATGTATCTGATGAACCTGATGGATGCCGTTTACGACATGAACACGGACTCGCCCAAGCCTGCCAGAAGGTTTGAGCAGATGCCTCTGATCCGTCGCTTTGCAGTTGATCCTGAGGCGCGTGGAAACGTCACTGCATACTACGAACTCAAGAACTCGGTGGACTCCATCGTCCGCACCTCCAACATGCTTGAGAGGACGATGAACTACGAGGAGTTGCCCGGTTACTTGATCTTGAGAAGACCATGAAGGAGTTCCGGGAGATGAAGATCCTGATCCGCTCAGCTTCTATGGATGCAGATGCCAAGAAGGAAGCCATCCTGGCAATCGATCAGATGGAGAACCAATTGACATCCAACATCCAGTACATGAAGAAGCTGGCTAAGGGCGATTGACGCCATCCTCTTGCCTGAGTTGCTCTGCATCGGAAAGAGCGGTTCTTAGGGCAATGATGGCGTCTTCCAAAAAAGCGTTTGTAACGTCTCCGCCATACCAATTGACTTCGTGCATAGCAGCAAGAGCCTGTTCTGCCGCTTCTCTAAGATTGCTCATTTAGCCTCCTGATTGTGTCATTGAGGACAGTCATCTCGTCCTTCTTGTAAACAGACCAGATCCTGGCCTGTCCGTGGATTCCGTTAAAACTGCCCTGGTGGCAGTCTTTGCACAACGGTATGCAAAGATAGTGGAGCCCCTGCTTGATGTGGTGAGCATCAGAGGGGCCTCTCGCCTCACAGACCCCGCATGGGAGTGCTTTGACCCGCGCCAAGTGCTCCCGGTCAAGGGCTGTCAGGTTTTTGCTGTGCATGTTCAAGCTCAATGAGTTTGTCGATATAGTGACGAGCCTTGAGCAAATCGTTTACACCTCCCTTTGCACGCCAGCGAGACAGGTATTTCACAGCGTTTCCATCAAAGTATCCAAGACCCCAGTCATGGATTACATCCCATGTCTCGTATGTGTGGCGTTTATAGTGGTCGCCTTGAATCTGAATATTGTTTGCGCTCATAGCAAAGCATCTCCTATTTCTTGAGCCTGGGCATACGCGGATTGACGCGGGGCAGTGTTGACAACACATCCTCCTTCTTTATAGGAGTAGAGGAAAGGCCAACAATTCTTTCCTCCGTGTTGAACCTGTGCAGGTTCGCACACTGGTAGCGACGGCGGCGCGATCCATCTCTCCTGAGAACTGACTCCAGAACAGACGTCCAGGCGTTGCATGTCGGACATTTCATTCTCCTGCCTTATTCATAAACGGTTTTAATCTTCTGCTCTTCATTCTGCGGCTCTTCGCCATAGATGAAGTCCATGAGTTCGCGCACCTCTTGCCTGCCGTAGGGGATAGCGGTTTTCGAGAGGCTGCAGTTGTGTGACCAAAGAAACTGCTTCTCAACAAACCGGGCGACTTCTTCTCGGGTTTTCATTTCATTCTCCTTTCCTTATGCCCGCAGGTCTTCATACACAGACCACCAGCGTTTCCACTCGCGTACTTGGCACTCAACTAGAGAACCACGACCGCGCATCGTGTCGAAAAAACCAACCAGCACGGGAAGCCAACAGAGCAACAGACCTGTCAGCGCAAAAACAATGTTTTGTAGTGCTCTTAGCATTTCATTCTCCTTCTTTCTCCACAAAATCTCCATTAGGACACGGACCATGCCCGGTCCACGGGCCGATCCACATTTGCCGCCCTGCGGCGGGATGCACAGGATTTATGTGCATGTTCCTTGCGCATTGTTTGCACTGCTCAAGCAACGGGTTGCTCATGCAGCGGGCGAAGTCTTGGGGTAGGTAGTTCATGCCAACTCCTTTATCTTTGCCAGAGCCGCATCCAAGGTGAAGATGGCGTTACCTGATTTGGTGCATGTGTACGCATGAAACCAGACATCGCCGCTTTTGTAGAACAGCCAGTACTTGTCAGCACCAAGCTGCTCAAGTTTCCAGTGGGTCATGCTTTCTCCTTATAAGACTGACATCTGGTTGAAGCGCGTACATCTCTACTTCATCCATGCCTTTCACGAAACGTCCTGCGCTGGTTACCCAGCAATCTCCTTGAGGAAGACCCTCATACCAGCAAGCGGTATGGATTCTGTCTAGCCCTTTCCACAGAACAATGCACTTTGATCCGTGTGGGGGCGCAGCCCCAGACAGCCATGTAAGCACGGTTTCGGTCATTCCTGCCCCCTTGCTCTGATCGCAGCGGCGCACCTACGCGCCTCCATATCTTCGCGGTTGTTGTCGCCCATGTAGCGGGCGTCACACACCTTCGCACACGCCTCGCGCTCGGCCTCCACCTCGATCTCGATCTCTCGCTCGTAGCTGCGCTGCTGAAGGGCCAGGGTGCGTTTGAGTTCGTTGACCTCCGCATGCAGGCGGCGCAGTTCGGCGGCTGCTTTGGTTGCTGTATTTCCGCCAAGATATTTTGTCAGCGCATCAGCCAGCCGCAGGGCAGTAGATTCAGTCATGGTTCTTCTCCTTGATCCCATGCGCGGCCTCGACCGCTCGGGCAAATTCCCGGTGCTCCCAATCTGCGCTCATAGGCTCACGCCATAGGCGATCAAGCTCCTCATTGCTTAGGGGCTTGCGGCGGGGTGGGTGGGTGTAGAGGGGCACAAAGTCGGGATGTCGTTGCGTCGGTTCCACGCGGCAGGAGAAGGGCCCTCGCTGCGCTAGCTGGAGATGGTTGCTCTGAATCCACGCCACCGGCTCCTGCTCCGGCTGCTCCAGCGCGGCTTTGAGGGCGGTGATGGCTGCTTCTAAAGGGCAGTCCATGTGCCAGATGTTGCCTTTGTATTCCAACGCCTCCAGCGCCTGCTGGGCGGCTTCGCGTAGTGTGGTCATACCTTGTTCCTTTCTTGCCATTCAGGATCTGCGCGCATCTGTGCGTATGCCTGCGCCATTCCTGCGCCGAACTTGCGGCCTGCTGCGTTGACCTTGTTGATCAGATCGTCCAGCACTTGCCGAGCGCGAATGTCGTCAAGCATCACCCGCAGCACGCGGTGCTTGCGTTTGGATTGGCGTTTCATTTCATCTCCTTCCCCAGTTCTGCTGCTGCACGGACTATTGCGCGGCGGGTGGCGGCAAGAGGGTCTTCACCATTGCGCTCGAGGAACGCTTCCTTTTGCGTAAATTCTTGCCCGCAAAGAGTCACATCGTCATACGAACAATTTACGGTTAGCCGCAGCTTCACCGCCAACTCAAAGGCATCGCCGGAATCTGTGAGGGGGTTCCACAAAACGAACTCGCCCAGCGTGTCTGACCAGATCATTTCGCTGACCGAAGACAGTTGATACCCCGCCGCCTTCGCAGCGGCCTCAAGCAGTTCTCTATCAGTCATACCAACACCCCCACAACGAATGCAATCGCACCAACAAGAACAACAACGCACAGCCCAAGCACCACCAGCCTGCCCAAGGATTCAGGGGCGTCCCAGAACTCTAGCCCGTAAAAATTGGACTCGTCCTGACCGACCTCGGTTGCCGCCTCAGCGGGCGGCGGAGCGTCATCTTTGTTCATTGCCCTGCCCTCCTCACAGGCTGTGCCAGCAACCACTTGTCCCCCAGGCGCAGGACGCTGCGGACCCAGGCCTTGCGATTGTGCCGATTGACACTGGTCGGCACCAGTGGGGAGTTCCACAGTTCCTGTGAATGTCGAACAAGTTTTTTCAGTTCAGTCATTTGCTTCTCCTTGTGTTTCGTTCAGACATGAAAAACGCCCTGCCTAAGCAGAGCGTTGAGTGCAGAGTCAGGGACTCTTAGGCCGTACGCCAGACACGAACGCCGCCGTCCACCGTTGCGGTCTGGAACGCGCCCTCGTAGGACTCGAGGAACACCTTCTTCGCCATCAGGAACTTGCGCCGCCAGTTGGTCAGCACCTTCTTGTCGGTCGTGTCGCACTCGATCAGGAAGCTGTCGCCCACGTCCATCTCGGCCATCGGGAATGCAGTGGGCACACGGCCACGCGTACGCTTGGGGATGGGAACGCCTGCTTCTACAGTGAAAGTCATGTTGACTCCTAAAAGGGTTGATGAGGTGGGGAGTATCCGCCCCCACCATCGGGTTGTCAAGCGCTTGACTGTGATCTTTAGTACTTCTTCACCTTCTCCACGATTGTGGTAACGCCATTGCCCGGGGTGTAGCACAGCAGGCAGTCCTTGCATTGCTGACCCGTGCAGTTCTGGCGCTCGACGTACTCATGCTCCAGCACGTTGTTGAACGTGCGGTCGAAGTGCTTGGGTGGGCGCTTCATGATGTTGCTGATCTTGGGGTTGCTGTAGATCAGGATCATGTTCGTGGGCTTGGCGCGTGCACCGAAGTACTTGGCAACGATGTCGTTGCGCTTGGTCCACAGGGCGAACACTGTGCGCGGGTTGTACTCGCAGATAGCCACGAGGTTGGCGAGGTGCGTGTCGTTGATCAGTTCCCCGTGTGCGTCGAACCGAAAGACCGAGTCCATGAGCCGAGGCAACTCCGCCTCAGCCAGCATACGCGTGCTCAGCGACCCGCTGTTGCGCTGTAGCGCAGGCTGCATGTTCTTCCGATAGGAAGACAGCATCGTGTGGCTGTAGCACTTGGTGCAGATGTTGTCGGGATCACCGGACGCGTTCTGCTTGATGCAGTAGTCGTTGGTTCTTGTATTCGTGCTGATAGCCCGCAGGCCGTCGAGCTTGCCAGTCATGATGCTGATGTGAACAGTTTGCATTGCTTTCTCCTTACTTGCGGGGGCCATAGGAACGTGCTTCGTCGCTGACAAGGGCATCGACTTCGATGTCGCACTCGTAGTTGTCAGGATCACGATCAGGGTTAGTGCCCCACTCTTCGTGGGCTAACTCGTCCAGCAGGTCGTCATGGGCGTCCTCTGGGGCTTCGAACTCGATGTGGTACGTAACTGTTTCGGTGACTATCGCTTTGCGTTTCATTGCTTTCTCCTAAGTGAAAGAGGACGACATGTCCCCTTGAAAACGGGGGGCCGAAGCCCCCCACGAATTACGCTGCCAAGGCTATCTCTACTGCGCGTTGCTTGAGGTCAGCGCCTGGGCCCCAGGTGGCGGATGCCGTGCGGTTCTCGTCCGAGCGTGCACGGACATGGTGGTCCACGTACTCGGTGCACGCGTTCAGCCAGCCCCACGAAGTCTCGCGTGCAGTCTCAAGCGTGCTGCCCTTGCCCCCGCCTTGGAACAGAGACATGATGCGCGTGAACCCTGCGCTGTCCCTGGCTGCATCGGCATCGCGTGTCGGAGTTGTCAACAGCAGCGCGGTCATATCCTCGGCCAGCTTGGACTCGACCTTGATGGACGCAAGCTTGCGTGCCATCTCCATGAACGCGCCGAACTCCTCGTGGGCAGACTCGATGATGCCTCGGCACTCCTGCGCCTTGAACGTGGTGCGATGGGAGATCTTGAAGGACGCCGCACCCTTGAGCGCTACGCTCAGCGTGTTGTTGCACACTGTGCGTACTTGAGTGAGCCTGCCCTCGGTGGCGAGTGAGCCATCGGCAGATGTGCTCAACAGGATGTAGGGCACAACAGTGTCCTTGCCTGTGTTCGCCACTGCCACTGCGTTCGCCATCTTCGCCGTGGCGAAGTACCGCTTGCCTCCGAACAGCACGCCCGCTGACTCGATGGTGACCGAGTTGGCCTGCGCCCACTCACGGAAGAACTCAAGCACCTCACGGGGCTGCACTACCTTGTAGCTGTCAGAGACAACGCCCAGGGGTGCACCCGTGTCGGAGCGAAAGAGGACGAGGCGGTCTTCAACCTTCTTAAGCTCTCCCACAGTAGCCAGCGCCTCGTCGAGGCGGGATGTAGCATACCGGATGACTCCGCGCTGTACCTTGTACTCCATGCCTGCGGCTGTCGCCCAGGCCTCCACGTCCTGCCCGACGGGCATGAGTTCACCCAGCCCGTGCCACTCGCGTTGAGTGGAGGCGTAGGAAGCGCGGTTCAGGGAGGTGGTGTCGATTTGATGAGCCATTTGGTTTCTCCTAGTTGATGTGCCGCTGAACCGCAGCGGCCACGGTGTCAAAGACTTGACTGTATCAGGTTCCCATGGATGTGGGAAGCTTTATTTATTCCTGGGTGTTCACCCACTGCATGTCGAAGACGGACGGGAAGTACTCGCGACCATCGGCGGTCCACACCCGGCCTGTGGATGAGGGCTTGTGCGGCGCACGGCCACCGATGATCACGTCGCTGTCGCCACGGAAGTCAAGGGCAGTCACGCCCTTAGCCACACGCTCGTTGGAGTCCTTGTAGCGTAGCTCCCACTCACGGCAGGGACCATCGGTGATGTACGCGTCCAGTGCTTTCCACTGGCGGTATGCCTCTTGATCAGCGTCAGCCTCCGCAAGGCTGAGGGGAGGGAGGGATTGGTATGTCATTGCATTACTCCTTACTTGGTCTTGGGATGGATGGTGGTGAGGAACACAGCCCCCTCGACCTTGGGCTTGTAAAACTCGATGTCGTAGTCTGTGTCCACGCTGGTAGGCACGAGGTACAGACCGAAGGGGTGCCCTTCCTTCTTCATCTTGCGGATCAGCTTTTCGATGTCCGTGTCTACCCTCCACCCCCAAATGGACGCGGCAAAGAAATGTCGGTTGTTGGTTGCCATTGCATTACTCCTAAAAGAAAAGCCCCCGAAGGGGCGGGTGGCACGCCTGAAGCAGTCAGGCGCAGACGATGCGCTTCACTTCCTTGATCACGACCTCTTCAATCCTCTCAACTACTTCTATCCGACAAGAGTCGGAATCTTGTTTTACGTAAGCGCTGATGAAGATGTTGATCTCCACGGGCAGCGTGGTCTTGTCGTCGTGCCAGAAGTAAGCGTTCTTCTCCAGCCAGCGTGCCGCAGGGGTAGCTGGCATCGGGATGGGCAGCTTCTTGGTGAACCGATAGTCCCGGTTGGGCTTGTCGTGGGTGTAGTCGCTGGATGAGGAGTCCCAGCCCGGGTCGGAGACGAACGCTTCGAGCACGCGCAGGAGGGACTTAGACTTGAGCGAGTCGAGGTCGCGCATGTACAGCGAGAAACTGACGCTGTTGCTGTAGTCAGAGCAGTTGACCCGCACATCCTTGCGGACGTTGCGTGGGAAGAGTTGCAGGATGGCCTGCACGGCAGGTGCCTCCAGTATGCGGACGCGCAGCGCGGCACGGTGCACGTTGGCGATGGCGTCTTGCTTGGCTTGTGTGAACTTCTTCATTGCTTTCTCCTAGAGTTGAAAGAGGACGGGAATGGGGGAGAAATCTCCCCCGGGGTTGAGCGTCAGATCATGTACGGGCAGTACTCATTGAACAACTGCTGCACACAGTTGCGCTGAGCGTCACAGTACACACCGAGCCAGCGAACACCGTTCATGGTGTTGACCATGTTGCAGGACTTGAGCGTCATGAATGCCATTGCTGGGCCAGACATGAGCATGGCGCACAGGGCTACGGGGATGATGAACTTCTTCATGGTTTCTCCTTACGAATTACCCCTGAACCGCAGGGGCGACGGTTGGGGGAGAAATCTCCCCCGGGTTGTTAGATGCTGATGCTGAACGTGGCGTTACGCAGCGTCTCGTTGACGCGGTCGTCGATCTGGTCATGCAGATCGCCTTCACGCAGGAAGTCAGCCGGGTCTTCGTCGTTCCAGTTGCTGACGACGCTGTCGTAGTCGTCGTGGTTGTAGATCTCGCAGTGGCCGTCCATCGCCTCCTCGATCTGCGCGTCGGTGGTACGGCGCAGCTTCTCCCAGAACCATTCCTGAGAGTTGAGCGCCTCGACCATCTTGGCCTCGTCGATGGGAATCGTGACGTTGGTGTTCTTCTCGAACAGCGCGGCCTCGGTCAGCTTGGTCTCCAACGCAGTGACACGGTCGGTCAGCGTGGTGTCCACGCCCTGGGCGGGGTTGTTCTCAAGCGCAGTGATCCGCTCCAGCAGCGGAGCGACAGCCTCGGCAACAGCAGCGTTCAGGGCAGTAGACAGGATTTGGTTCAGATCAAACATGCGAATCTCCTTTGAATGGGGTGTTGACACCCCTTTGACACTGGTCGGGGCTGGGCCGCAGCCCCCACGGTTGGGGGAGAAATCTCCCCCGGATCAGTTACTCTTCAGAATGCGCTCAGCACAGCGGCAGCAGACATACGCCTTGAACGGAGCGCCGTCTAGATCAGCGTAGCCCGTGCCATCGTCGCTCACGAACTCACCGCACTCGCCCATGACGGTGCCCGTGCCAGGGGCTACGCACCGGCCTAACTCCCGTGCGCCTCCGGGGCCGAATCGGGGATAAACACTTCCGCTGAGAAGCGGCTCTGCGGTACAGGTACTAGTCTCATTGCATTACTCCTTCCTTGGCATTGAGCGCATCCTTGATGCGGGCGTAGGCTTGTGGGTTCTGCGGGTTGCCATAAGGATCGTGTGCCACATGGTCGTAACACTTGGAGCAGAACGTCCCGTTGATACCGTAGTACCCACGCAGGTGCCAGAACTGATTGGTCTGCGTTGTGTTGCAGTTACTGCAAGTCATCACTCTCTCCTCATGGGGTCAGATGACCCCGAACATCAGTAGCAACGCGGCTACCACGCAGACAATCACAAGACCAAACTCATCAGGCTCCATCACTTCTCTCCTTTCACCAGCAGACCCTCTGCTGCACGGAACAACACGATGCGCGTGGCAGGTATGGGCACGGGCTCGTTGGTCCGTGGGTTACGCCCCATGCGTGCGGCACGCTCACGCACCTCGAACACACCGAAGCCGTTGATCTTCACCTCGTCGCCCTGACGAAGGGCGCGGGTGGTGTGAGACAGCAGCAAGCGCACTCCCTTCTGTGCATCGGGCCTGCTCAACCCCAGCCCGAAGAACAACACATCCTCCAGATCAGACTTGGTCATCGGACACCCCTTTCAGGCACGTACTCGCGCCACGTCAGACACCACGGGTCACGAAACATCCTGCGCCCACGGATGGGCTGACAGGCAGCGTAAAGCAGACGCAACCGAGCGACCGTGGCCTCGTTGGCATAGGCCAGAGGATGCGCCTCCTCCACCGTCGGCATGGTGTGCGTGCCGACTCGGTTGTACTTGGCAACGTAGCGCAGGATCATGTCCGACAGGGCGTTGATGTAGCCCTCGAAGAACTCGGCCCAGCCCACGGCATCAGGTGGAAGGGACAGCAGATTGCGCCGCGCCCAGTCCCGCTCGTTGCGTAAGCGTGTGCCCAGCGCATGCTCCCACTGACGCTTGCGCTTTCCCGAATGCAACACCCGCTGCACACTGGACAGCCTAGCCCCACGGTCAGCGAGATCCCTCGCATTCAGGCGGGCAATCACGACCGGCGACACGTTGACCTTGCCCATGATGAGCGCCTTCTCTCGCTCGGCAGGGCGCATGGAGGAGAGCGTGACCTCCCCACACGCGTTGCAATCAACGTGCAAAATCTTTTTTCGCCCTCGCCAACGCCGAAAAAAGCGCAGCAATTTGCGCTTTCCACACACGGGACACTCGCGATCTACCTCGTTTGGCTCAGTCATGAGCGCTCTCCTTCAGGTTAAAACGGGGGAGAAATCTCCCCGGATGCCAAGGGTTGGACAATTTGCGTCCACTAAAAACCGGCACTACCCCAACCTTTCCTCCCCCGTGCCAGTGATGGGGACGCACAAGAGTCGTTGCAGTGTAAGGGAAAACGCACGGCTTGGCCACATGTGAATGTTTTTTCCAGAAACTGTTCACACAGAGGAAGGAAAGGTGGAGAAAAAAGAAAAAGAATTGTGGGCTCGTGGACATACTCGTTTTCCCAGCCATAGATATATAAATATAAATAATGTCTAATGTCTATATATTATATAAAGGCCTTGTGGCCCAACGCTTTTCTTGCGTCCGCTGTGCTGGCACGGGGGGGACAGGCTCGGGACTCGCGTCCACGAGGTCTTTTTTACCCCGGAAATGAGAATCGTTCTCATTCGCGTTCTCATTGCGCTTCGCAGCACGCGCAGCACGGCGCTGCTGCACGACACGGGCTTGCGCCCGGGCCTCGCCTTTGAATGACTTGCTCATGGCTGCGCCCTCCGTGCCGCCTTGCGGGCAGCACGCGCAGGGTTCCTGCGCTGCTCGACGGGTTCGGTCTTGTTGCTGGCCTGCGGGAGCAGGCGCTTGATCTCACGGTCACGCATGACGCCGCGCACGGCGAGGATGAGGTTGGTTTGCATGATTTCTCCAGTCAGATGAAGCGCGGCCCATGCCGCGCCTAGTGCGAAGCGCACTCGCATGGGGGAGAAATCTCCCCCATCGCGGCTACGCTCCGAGGGCTACATCCAATCGCCAGTGGCGACCACACGCCACTCCTTGGTGAGCGGCGATGTAGCCACGCTGTGGCTGCGTTCGGTTGTTCCGTGCCCGGCCCAATGGGCCGTTTCGAAGATGGTGGAGCGCACAAGCTCTTCCCAGAAGGGTTCGATGAAGTCCCGGCCAGCGGTTTGACCCGCTTTTAGCAGATGCCACATTGCCTGCGTTGTTGTGCCCTCCATTGAGGTGCGTCCGTTGATGGCGGTGACTGTGTAACGCATGATCTCTCTCCTAGCACGCCGCCCTCGACGAGGGCAACAAGCGCACTGGGCTGCGCGAACGCAGCCCGCTACGCTCGTAGCGGAATGGGGGAGAAATCTCCCCCGGTTGGTCACTCGAAGTCCAGCGTAGCCAGAGCACGCTCGTGTGCCGCGATGATCTGCTCACGGGTCAGGCCTACGTAGGCCTCAGCGACCCGCTCGACCGTGCCGTTCGGCAGGCGGATCTTGGCAGTCTTGGGCGCGACTTCGGCCTTGGCTGAGACACTGCGGACGATGTGATACGCGAAGTCACCACGCGCCTTGTCGTAGTCGCGCTGCTGCTCTGCGCTGCGGTCGTTGCGCGATGCGGCGCAGACACTCTCGGCTTGCTTGGGCGTGTAGCCCTGGCCGGTCAGGTGGTTAAGGAGCCACGAAACCCGCATCTCACCCTGCGCTTCAGGCTCTGCGGCAACGTAGATGTTGTGCAAGGGCAGCGACGCGTCTCGTGTCAGGCGAACGTGTTGGCCGAGGTTGTGTGCGAACTCGTTCATGCTAATCAACTTCTTCATGATGCTCTCTCCGTGTGGGGGAGATTTCTCCCCCGGTTGATGCGGTGGAGTGAATCCCCAACCGCTGATGCTATTTTACCATATGGGGGTACTTCTCTTCCCTTTTGCCGTAGCCTGGAACCCACCGTACCCGGGGGAGCCCTGTATGCAGCAAGGTACTGCGTCGTTGTATAAACACGAATCCACAACCACACTACACAAATTTTTCAAACTTCAGTTCCGTACTTTATTTTTCTCCCACCCCCATACTACACAAAAATACAAAACTATTCCCGCCAGCTTATTTATGTGTACTAAACACACCCCTAACACATCTTCTACAAACCGCAGCAAAATTTTCTACAAAATCCCAGACTTTTTCTGTCCAACTCTTGACACTACCATACAAAAAAATGCCTCGGGTGTCCGAGGCATTAAAAGGAGCCTTGCGGCTACCTCAGGGAGAAAGCAAGTGGAGAACTTGCAAGGAGACAAACCCGACTGTACACTGCGCCCAACTCGGGCGCAAGCCCTGCGACAACATGCTGGACCACCTTCTTGACTTCGAGCCCGCCGTCTGCGGCACTGCAGACACTGTGCCGTTGGAAAAAACCAATCCGCAAGCGCTCATCAACGCGCAGCACGAGACGGCAAACTGGCTCGAGTCTATGGGAGCGCCCACTGCCGACACGGCAGACGCCGCAGCAGCCTCCTCGCTGGCTCAGAGCGCGTTCCAGGCGCTCGTCAAGCCCGACACCGACCCCAAGCAGAAAGCAGCGCTGCTGGCGCTCAAGACGCCCACTGCGGTGCGCCACCTCACCGGCATGCTCACAGCCTATGACTGGGAGTTCGTCAATCAGGCCAAGGAGCTTCGTGGCTACGCGGTGTCGAAGATCCTCGAAGAGGTAGAGCACCCGGATGCCCGCATCCGCCTGCGTGCCTTGGAGCTATTGGGCCGGGTCACTGAGGTGGCGCTCTTTACCGACAGAGTTGAGGTCAAAAAGACGGACATCACGGATCAGGAGCTTGAGAGCAAGCTCAAAGAGAAGTTGGCGCGGTTCATGGGTGTGGTCGATGCCACCCCAACGGACGTAACTCCCCTGCTCAGCAATGAAGCTGCCTGATTTCCTGACGCCCAAACAGGCACAGGCCATCCAGGCCGCGCTCCCCACTATGAGTGTGCGGGAGAAAATGGAGCTTTTTGACCTCCTAGAAGAGAAAGAGCGCCGACACCGCCTAACGGCTGCGCAAAACAGCCTCTTAGGCTTCGCTCATTTCAGCTATCCAGGCTTCAAAGAAGGCGCTCACCATAGAAAGCTTGCACAAATTTTCGAAGAAGTGATCTCCGGCGTTAAACGCCGGGTGATTATCAACATCGCGCCTCGTATGGGCAAGTCGGAGTTCAGTTCTTACCTGTTTCCGGCCTACTTTTTGGGCAAATTCCCGCACAAAAAGATCATCATGGGGACGCACACGTCGTCTCTGTCAGAAGACTTCGGTCGGCGCATCAGAAACCTCATCGAAACGCCAGAATACAACACCATTTTTCCTGATACGCAGGTCTCAGAGGACCAAAAAGCGTCAGGTAAATGGTCTACAAGCGCGGGAGGGCAGTATTACGCTGTTGGCGTCGGTGGTAGCATCGCAGGTCGAGGCGCTGACCTGTTCGTCATTGACGATCCGCACTCAGAACAGGACATCAAGGCAGGCACACGCACGCCGTTCGACGCTGCATGGGGTTGGTTCCAGACAGGCCCTCTCCAACGCTTGATGCCAGGGGGTGCGATCATCGTGATCATGACCCGGTGGTCTCAGTTGGACCTCACGGGCATGCTGATCAGCCACCAGATCAAGAATCCCGACGCGGACAAGTGGGAGATCGTGGAGCTTCCGGCCATCATGCACGAGCATACGCCGCAGGAGAAGTCTCTGTGGCCCGAGCAGTGGCCCCTGGAGCAGCTTCAGGCCAAGCGTGCGGGCATGGACCCGAGGTTCTGGCAGGCGCAGTACATGCAGAACCCCACCTCGGAGGTGGCAGCGGTCATCAAGCGCGAGATGTGGAAACTTTGGGAGCCCGAGAAGCCGCCCAAGTGCGAGTACATCATCCAGTCGTGGGATACCGCGCACGAGACCAAGACCAGCGCTGACTACAGCGCGTGCACCACATGGGGTGTGTGGTTCAACGAGGAAGACAACGATAACGCACATATCATTCTTTTAGACGCGATCAAAGGGCGGTGGGCATTCCCGGATCTCAAGAAACGTGCCAGCGAGTACTACAACGAGTGGGAGCCTGATGCGTGTCTGATTGAGAAGAAAGCCGCTGGAGCGCCGCTCATTCAGGAGCTTCGGGCGATGGGCATACCCATCAGCGAGTTCAGCCCCAGCCGGGGCAAAACAGGCACCAGCAACGACAAGGTGGTGCGCCTGAACGCGGTGTCCGACATGTTCACCTCAGGCCGTGTGTGGGTGCCAGACACCCGCTGGGCACGAGAGCTTGTGGAGGAGGTCGCGGCCTTCCCCGCTGGTGAGCACGACGACTATGTTGATACGATGACCCAGGCGCTCATGCGCATGCGCAACGGCGGCTTCATACGCCTGCCGTCCGATGAGCCCGAGGAGCCCCGACACTTCCGCAGCCTTAGACGGGCTGCGTATTACTGAAAGAACCTGACATGGCAACGAATATCGACCCGACACTTATGCCTCTGGACACCGCCCTCATGGGCGACGAGCCTGCCATCGAGATCGAGATCGAGAACCCTGATGCTGTCAGCATCGGCATCGACGGGGTTGAGATTGAACTGATGCCGGAACCTGAGACTGCGGACACATTTGACGCAAATCTTGCGGAGTACATGGACGAAGGTGCGCTTCAAACCCTGGCTTCTGAGTTGATTGACCTCGTAGATGCGGACATCAACAGTCGCAAAGACTGGACAGATATGTTTGTCAAGGGCCTAGAAGTCCTTGGCATGAAGTACGAGGAGCGTACTGAGCCCTGGAACGGGGCTTGTGGGGTGTATTCACCGCTTTTGACCGAGGCAGCAATCCGTTTCCAGTCGGAGATGATCACTGAGACGTTCCCGGCGCAAGGTCCGGTCAAAACTCAGATCATTGGAGCGGTTGACAGACTCAAGGAAGAAGCAGCAGAGCGGGTTCGTGATGACATGAACTACATGCTGACCGAGCGGATGATTGATTACAGGTCCGAGCATGAGCGGATGCTGTACTCCCTTGGCCTTTCTGGTGCTGCTTTCAAGAAGATCTACCCGAACCCGAGCACGGAACTGCCTGCTGCTCCGTTTGTCCCGGCTGAAGACCTGATCATGCCCTACGGGGCGTCAAATGTTTACACAGCCGAGCGTGTGACCCATGTCATGCGCAAAACTGAGAATGAGATC